TGATGAACATGCCGTAGGTGATCACAGAGCGCGTTGCCGCCCTCATATTGACCACCCAGGTACTTGCCCCTTGCCCAAGGGCTATATCGTGCGCATAGAGGGCTTGGCGCTCCTGCATGGCGGTTTGGGCGTTGGTGACCTCTGCATTGATTTGGATCTGCTCGGTCTGGATGTGCTCGATGCGCTCCTGAGCCTCCAAACCAGCCTTTTTGAGGGCCAATTCGCGCTCGGTTTGCATGGCGGCAAGGGCAAGCTCATGTTGCTTGTCGGATCGGTCTTGGAAGAACTCAAGGATTCTTGGCAAGCCACCCATGAGGAAGCTGATGAGGGATGAGAATAGGGTCAGCATTTTTTAACCTTTCAGCTCAAAACTTAGATTTGCATGGCGAGGGTATTGCACAACACGCTCCCCCTCGGGACACTTGTATTTGATGGTCGCCAGCAAAGTTGCCTTGCCTTCAGCAATCTTCTCTTTTCGTACCATGGTGAGTTGGTAGGTGAACGTGTCGATCTCTGGCCCTGCCGGGCCGCTGAACCTGCTTGCAGTGGTGGTTGCCTCATGCACCATGCCTGCCGCATCACGGATGCTCGGGGTGAAGCTCTCAACAGAACAATCGTCTCGCTTTTTGATCCGCGCAACGGTGACGTTGATGGGCTGTCCAGCTTCTGCCACGATCTTGAAATGCTCTGGTGACCACTCAAGAATGGCCCTGTCAAACCAACCGAACTTGTCAGCCAGCGTGTAACTGCCGCCCAGTGCGGCAACACTGGCGGCAACCGCTCCGATGGCCTTGGTGATGTCAACCATTAAATGCCCAACAGCTTTTTGAGGAACTCTGCCGCCACCCCTGGCCCAAACAGCACGGCCACGATCAGCAGATACAGCAGTACCTCAATCTTGGTCATGCGCTTGTCGCCTTCGCGCAAGGACCGGTCGATACTTGCATATCGCTCAGTGCAAATTGCTTCATGCACAGCCATGCGGGTTTCGACAGATTCCGTCATCACTGCACCACTTCTTCCGGTTGTTCTGTTGCCAATGACTGCTTGAGCATGTTGAAGAACGTGTCACGCCCAACTTGGAGTTGGTCCAAATTGAATCGTGCCGAATTCACCTTGCGCTCGAGATCAACGACATGCTCCAGCATCATTTTCTGCTGGTCAGTCAGCTTGTCCGTGTCATATTCAACGCCATCAATTGTAAGTTGGGGTTTTGTGTTGTTGCCCATCTTTCACTCCTTAAATGCCGCCATCGAGGGCTGGCGGCTTGCCCTCAATCATTTTGCCTCAAGGGTCTCAAGCCGTGCGGTCAGTTCCTGAATGGCTTTGACCAAAACAGGGATGAGCTTGCCGGGGGCCATCTCCAGCCGTTCCGGGTTTGCCTTGTGCACGATGCGCATCCAATCGGCGCCCGACGCCGTTGCGGCTTCATCCACCTCCTGTGCAATGAAACCTTCGTTCCATTCATCGGACTTGCGCGATCCGTCTTTGGGGACCGCCACTTCAATTGCCCGGCCATCTTCATCTCTCACTCGATCAAAATACGCATCCCGCTTGTCCCATTTGAACCTGCGGGCCTTGAGTGAATTGATGAAGTCCAAACCAAGTGGCAAATCCTCAATGTCATATTTATCCCGCGCATCAGACAACCCGCTGATGGTGGAAACTTGACACCGCAGAACGGATACTGAACTATTGCCCAACACAAACTCATTGGATGCTGTGGTTGTACTGGCCTGCGCGTTAAACCCCAAAAGGGTATTATTTGTGCCAGACAATAAGTTGTAACCAGCGCCACTTCCCACGGCTGTGTTTCTGTAGGACTGCGCACCGCCACTTGGATCAATACTGTGTAGCGTACTGCTTCCAACGGCGGTTGTGTCCTCAAGAGTTGCGCCGCCAGTTCCAAGTGCCGCATCGTACAGAGCCTCATACCCAACGACAACAATGTCATTCCCTGCGCCAGCGCCTTGCACTTGGCTGTATGCCGCAGAGCCAATGATTACCGAATTAGCTCCTTGATAACGATAGCCTGCTTTGTAGCCTACACAAACGCTTGACGCCGAACTTACTGTCGGCCCAGCGCCAGAACCAATTGAAGTATTAAGGTACCCCGTTGTCAGCCCTTGTGCCGCGCCAGCGCCAACCGCAGTATTGGATGTGAAGGCTACAAACCCGATATTTGATGCCAACGCCTTGTGGCCGACTGCTGTATTCCCCTCAAAATCAAGCCCAACACTTCCCATGTTGGTCATTGATGAATTTGCTTGATACCCAATCGCGGTGTGGCGCTCACTGGTAGTGCAAAGCGCGTTTGCTTGGTAGCCAACTGAAGTTAGAGCGGTAGATGTGGTTACGGCGTTGTTGGCCTGATAGCCCAGCGCCGTGTTGGACGCAACGCTGGCAGTGCCCCTACCAACAGTCAATCCGTTGACGGAAATGTCTCCGGCGAATGTGCTACCCGCAGGGGACACGCTTGTCCACACAAATGCCGATCCGGTCCAACTTAAATATGTGCTGGCAGTTGTAGGGGCGTCAATGAATGCTGTTGTATTGGCACCTGATTGATACAACACTTTGTTAGCCACGCCGCCTGCAATACCTGCGGCATACCCGGTTGTGTTTTGATTGAGCGTTGGCACATCCGCAGATTGAATTGCGCTCATTACCACGTTTGTGCCGTTACCGCGCAGGTACGAACCTGAAGTCACTGCGCCTGCAAAAGCGTTCATTGCTAACTGGGCCGTAATTTGGCCTGTGCCACCATTGGTCACCGCCAAAGTGCCAGCCACAGTCACAGCGCCTTGTGTTGCCGCGCTGGGCGTCAGTCCAGTGGTTCCAAAGCTGATAGAGTTCTGAGCCGCACCCTTGGTTGCCAGCACCTGAACAGCGCCCAAGTTGTCCTTGTAAAACAACTTGCCATCAGCGGCATTGATTGCAAGCTCAACACCAGTGGCGCCGGTCGTTAAATTTGCAGGCAAAGGGACATTGGTAGTGGTGGTGCTACCGTAGATCAGGATGGGGGTGTAGCCGGATTGTGCCATGTCAAAAATTCCTCCAAGGGGATTATTGCGCAGCCCAGGGCAGAGCGGTGTTCTGTGGGCTGACAGGCGGGGTAATCATGCTGTGGATCTGGCCCTGCACACACGCTTGTGCGCTCTGCATGGCGTTTTCTGGAATCCACCCAATGACGATAGCTTGGGTAAGCTGGTCGTAGGGGATGAATGTTTCAGGCGCTTGGATTGAGTCAAAGGTGGTGTTGCCGCCGATCTTGGCGGTGTATTCCCCGTCCACGCCAGTGACTTCCCACAGAACATTGACCACATAGTCTGGGTCAGGCTGTTGCAGGGTGTACATGGCGGCGATGGTGGTAGTGAAAGTTGTCATGGTTTTTCCTTTAAGCTACTTTTACAATAATTCTTGCTCTGCCATCAGATTCAATGGCGATAACTTTGCCAACAGCCGTTTGGTACTGCTCAAAGGTTGGGTTGCTTACCGCTTCACCTTTGATTGCGCCGTTGTTGTTTACTGGAATGATGTATTGACCAGCAGTTGCGCCTGTAACATTAACAGGTACTTGACCAGCAAATGCTATGCGGTCTACAAGTTGACGGGCGGCTTCTAAACCTTCCGCATCATCTTCAAAACCAACACCCCATGAATCTCCACCAACATACGATGGGTCAGTTGACTTCACAACAAAGGATATTGCATTGGCAAACACATTAGTCAATTTACCTTGTACATCAATACCAACTACATCACCTTTAGCAATGGTGAAATCACCTGCTTTAGTCATGTATTCAGCATAGTCAGCACCAGCAGCGTTTACTGTTCCAGCAGCATTTATAGATCGACCACTTGCAACATTTTTTCCAATAACTTGGACTGTATTTGCCGCATTCCAGCCTTGATTATCTGCCGTACTAAAACCAACAGAGGTATATACGCCACCATTGTTTCCTTGCAAAGTCAAGATACGATTAGCTACAGTCTGATTAAAGGCGTAAAAAACACCAGCACCAGTGTTGTCCCAATAAGCATTTCTATTCCCATCCCCATCAGACAGCACGATGTAGTTGCTTGCTGTGCGAATGTCTAAGCCGCCTTGGTTGCCGTTGTAGCGCCCAATGATGGTGTTCTTTGCACCAGAAGTTACGCCTTCTCCAGCAGAGATACCAACAAATGTGTTGCTTGCACCTGTTGTTGCATACCCAGAATATGCGCCAATGAAAGCATTTGTTGCGCTAGTAGTATTGGTATATCCCGCTTGATAACCTAAAGCAGTATTGTTGTTACCTGTGGTGTTGGCTTGTAGTGCGCCATAACCCATCGCTACGTTATAGCTACCAGTTGTGGTGTTATATAAAGGCGCTCCAAATGAACCGCTTACGCCAGAACCTACTGATACGTTTTGTGTTCCAGTAGTTGTGTTTTGCAAAGCCTGTGCGCCAAATGCGGTATTAAGACCTGTTGTGTTTGCATAAAGCGCCTGATAACCCACGGCAGTGTTGAATGAGGCTGTGGTGTTGGCTTGGAGAGCGTTAGCACCTACGGCCGTGTTACTAGCGCCAGTTGTATTAGACGCAAGAGAAACATAGCCAAGACCCGTGTTGTTAGATGCAGTTGTATTTGCAGCAAGTGCAGCACGACCAACAGCAGTATTGTTAGTTGCGGTTGTGGCAACAAGTAGGGCTGAATGACCAACTGCCACACTGTCGTACCCTGTTGTGTTTGCTTTTAATGCGTCATATCCAAAAACTGCATTTGCCGCCCCACTTGTATTAGCCGCCAAAGCACTAGCACCCACCGCAGTGTTGGTGGCTACAGCACCTGCGCCACGGCCTACAGTGAGTCCTTCAATTACTGCACCACCAGTTAGGGTAGATACGCCAGTAACACCCAAAGTTGTAGATGCAGAGATAGATGTTGCCGCTACTGTACTTGGAGTAGTTGCCCCCAAAGTACCATTCATTACAGCACCCGTCAGCGTCTTATTGGTAAGCGTGTCAGTCGTTGCCTTACCAACCAAGGTGTCAGTAGCCGCAGGAAGCGTCAAAGTGGTAGTACCAGCCACCGCAGTTGCCGTGACTGTAGTAGTCCCTGATGTGGTTCCAGCAAGAACAAGTGTTCCATTGCCTAGTGTTGAGGTTGCCATAATTTTCCTTTAAGGTGTTCCATTGGAGACAATGTTTGCAGAAGAGGTAATCAATCCAGTTGAAGACATTGATGCAATTGTCGTTGCCCCATACTTGAACAACAACTTTCCACCACTTTCTTCAATCGTGAAGTTTGTAGTCAAGAGTTTAGGGGTAGATGCCGCAGTTCCAGTGGTGTTCTGGTTAAATGTTGGGAATGAGGTCAAAGATGCCGCTGATCCATTAGGAGCCAACACATCAGTACCAATCACCAAACCAAGGTTTGTCCTAGCCCCAGATGTAGTAGTTGCACCTGTACCACCATTTAAAACCGCAACAGTACCCGTCACATTAGATGCTGTGCCAGTAGTGTTTTGGTTAAAAGTAGGAAAAGAGGTCAGGTTTGCAGCCGAGCCACTTGGAGACAGAACATCTGTTCCTATGACCAACCCTAGATTAGTTCTGGCATCACCAGCAGTAGATGCGCCCGTACCACCATCAGCAACTGCCAAATCTGTGATACCTGTGATTGATCCACCAGTGATAGAGACATTGCTTGCCGCTTGAGTAGCAATTGTTCCCAAACCACTAATGTCAGCAGTGGTCAGAGTAACAGCACCAGTACGCCCTGCAACTGAAATAACCAAGTTTGTCTGGTCAATCTTTTGCCAAGCAGTGCCGTTGTAGATTGCCCAATCCCCTGTCACCCAATCAGTGATGCCATTGAGATTGGTTGAGCCAGAAACGCTGACTACATAGTAATAGTTGCTTGTGCCTGAACTTGATGTAAGCGTAGGCGTGTTTGTGGATGCGTTCCAGGTTCCCTGATAGCTTAATCCACCGCTAATAGCACTGATCTGAGCCTGTAGGCTTGCTAGAGTATCAAGTACATACTGAGAAGTGCCGCCACCATTAGTAATGACTTTGATGCGTTCAGCAATATCAAAAGGAACAACCTCACCAGCATTAATCTCACGACCATCATCAAGAGTGATGACAAGGCTACCATCAAAATCAATGCGAGCAGAGGCAACACCAGTGCCGTTAGCGCCATCAACTCCATCACGCCCAGGAACACCATCTCTTCCTGCTGGCCCCGTTGCTCCATCTTTGCCACTTTTTCCGTCTTTTCCATCACGCCCGTTTTTGCCATTAATTCCGTCACGACCATCTTTTATAGATGCTACACGCTTTTCAATGGCATTACCAACATCTTCAAAACGAGAGCGAAGATCAGAATCAATCTTCTTTAGTGCCTGAACAACCAAGTCAACATTCTCGCCAATCTTTCGTTTTTGAACTTCTTTTGCTTGAACAACAGATTGACGAACTGAATTCAAAACAGCCATTTGCTGCTCAGAAGTCATGTTCTTGAGAATTAACTCTTTGGCGAGGCTTTCAACATCCATCACTGAGCCTTTTCTGATTGACCACTAAGTTGTGCAGTTAACTGATTTAGGAAGTCTTCTTCCATCCCAGAAATTTTATTGTTTTTCTCTGCCATTTGCAACTCGACAATCTTGGATTTGTTCTTAATGTCAGCTTCTTTGAGCATCAATTCAGCAATCTTAACCCGTTTATCAAACTCTTTGCTGGCAATATCACTCTCATTTGGCAAGTTCTTGGTCATTGCCGCCATGTTCTTGGCTTGCACTTCTTGAGGCATCAACTGAGCCTCAATCGACAACTTCTGAGCCTCTGCACGATTTTGTTCAGCTTGAGTCGTATTGACAGCAATCTGAGCCTGTGCAGCTTGCATAGCCAACTGCTGTTGCATTTGTTGCATTTGTGCTGCTTGTGGATCAGGTTGGCTCATCTTGTCCAACTGCTCCATAAGTTCATAGCGGTTGGTCAGGGAAGAATTAGCCAAAACACCCTTCAGAATCAATGGCAACACAGGAGTGTTGGGGCCAAGGGTCTGGAGCAAGCCAATAAACATCTGTTGTTCATGCTCACGGGCAATGATGCCAAGAGTGGCAGTAGGAATGAAGGTCATGTCCACAGAGGGGTAACGCTCTGGGTCAAACTGCATATACCTGAAAGCCGCCTTCTGAATGAAGGGGATCAGGAAGTCTTCTTGGAAGTTCACCAGGGTGCGCTTGTACTTCTTGATGATGGTGGCAACTGCCATCGACATACCGCCTTGGCCCATGTCTCTAGCACCAGCACTGACCATGCCCTGAGAATCCAAAGTTCCCGTGGATTGCAGAAGCATTCGCTCGAAATCCTTGGCAGTGGCTAGGTTATTGCCATCAGTCTGCCCAAACTTGAAAGGATAAAGAATCTCTGAAGGTGCGCCATTGGTGAGAATGGC